TAGCCACAGCGCCGGAGCGTGAGGCACGTGTCGATCACCACGTCGTACAGCTGGTCCCAGGAGCGGCGTCCGTCCATCTCGCGCCAGTCCTTCTTGTCGTTGACCCGGGTGATCCAGTCCTTGAGGAGCGGGATCCACGTGCCGAGCGAATCGAAGAACACGGTGGCCGGGCGGGGCTGGTTGTTCTTGGCCAGCTGGCAGAGCAGCTCGACCTTGGCGTTCACGGCTTCCCACGTCATCATCAGCGGCTGGCCGTCGACGTCGATCGGCTGGCCCTGGGGGTTGATGCCCGGCCAGATCGTGGCCTGCGGATCGCCGAGCGACGAGGTGCAGTCCATGTTGCAGACCCATGAGTCGGGGTGCGAGTGGACGAACTGGGACTTGCCTTCGCCGGGGAGACCACAGATCAGGCCGAAGAGCTTCTCCGGCGGGTGGATCATGCGGACCCCGGTAAAGCCGAGGTTGGCGTAGCGCTGCTGGGGCAGCTTGCCTGCTTGTGTGGTCACTGTCATCTCTTACTCCTGGAAGCCCGGCATTGCCACGTTCGCGAAGACGCCGACGGGGGCGGGGAAGTCGAAGGTGGGCTGCCGATGCTGGGTCCTGAAATCTTCCCGCGCGGGAGCGACAGGGGCGGGTGCTCCCCTGCGCTGCGCCGCCGGACGGTCGATCTGCACGGTCCGCGTCACCCGGTACCCGATGGCCTTGAGCCATTCGGTCACGCGGGTGCGCGAGACCTTGCAGTCGAACGCCTTGTTGAACTTGTCGGTGAGGTCTCCGATCGAGCCCACGCCATCCTCAAGCACCAGGTCGATCTTCGGCTTGATGACGAGCGTGACGTACTCGGACTCGAACATCACGTGGGGTGTACGGGTTCGAGGCTCTCGATCATCCCGTCGAACTCGTGGGGCTCGGGTTCCGCGGGAAGATCTCCGGCGTCTCGGTGCGCCACCAGGAAGTGCTGCGCCGCCAGCAGGCTCGGCCAGTCCTTCGGCTCGGTCAGGTAGAACGGACTGTAGTTCGCCAGCTTCGACCCCATTCGGATCGCGTCGATGTTCTTCAGGAAGTTGCATGGGTTTGCCTCTCTTGTTGCCATATCGTACACCATGGCAACACGAGCAAGATAGTCATTGCGCCAATCCCTGTCAAGCATCACGCTCGAATGAGTGAAAGAAATGTTGATTGGGGGGTCGTTGTCGAAATCCGGCACCTTGTCAAGGTATTCACCCTGACCCTTGTACCAGCGCATGCACCGCTCCATGTAGTTGGAAAGGGACGGCTCGCCCTGGTACACGCGCTCCGGCTTCTTGCCCGTGCGCTCGTGCAGCTCGGCGACACACTCCTCGACCGTGCCGCAGAACGGCTCCAGGTACGGCTGGTTCGCGGTCCACTTGATCACGTGGGTGCCCTGGTCCTTGAGGTTGACGGGGGTGCGCATGATGCGTCCGGAGATCCCGGAGCGCTTCCCCTCGGACTCCCAGTGGAAGTCCCGGTCCGCCTGTCCGAACTGGATCGACGGCTTCAGCAGGGCCATGTGCATCATGCCGCCGATCTGCGCGTCGGCCGGGATCCGCTCGAACTGCTGACGCAGGAGCCCGCGCTCGTGATACCACTCCAGCGCATGCAGGTAGTGCATGGTCTGGAACTCCTCCTTCACCGTCGACAACCTCACCAGTGGGGGGCTCGCGGTCGTCTTCGCATCCACGATCCACAGCTTGTTCGTCTTGCGATTGAGCAGGAGCAGGTCGAACTGCGCGACCTGCCTGGTCTTCGGGAACCGCTGGTCGATCCACGTGAGCCGGAGCTCCGCGCCGATCTTGATGTAGTTGTCCGACAGGAAGTCGAGGGCCGACGTCTTGCCGGGCATGCACTCCAGGTTCTCGAAGGCGTTGTACCAGGACGACGCCATGGCCTGGTCGATGCGCTCGTTCTGGATCGCGTCCGCGCGCGCGGTCTCCGAGATGCCGAGCCGCTTGCACAGCGTGTTGATCTCGGAGATGCGGGCCTCGCACATGCGCTTGAAGATCTGCCAGCGGTCGTCGCGGTCGTAGAGGGCGAACAGGATGTGGAAGTAGGATCCGCGCGAGAGCGCCTGCGAGTACGAGAGGGCGGGCACGAGTCCGAGGCGGCGGCGCAGGTAGTATCCGAAGGGATCCGAGAGGGCCGAGCTGTAGTCGGACGAGCGGATCGAGGGGACGGCGGCGACCATTCCCTCCAGCTCAAGGTACTTGCGGGCGCTACGGCCATGGTCCTTCGGCATCTCCGTTGGCTGTGTCTCTGGGGGCATTCTCTACTCCTTTGATCTTGTCCCTGATCTTGACGAGTCGGTTGTACACGGATTGCGGGGACTTCAATCCGAGGACCGTTGCGATGCGGGTCATGGTGTACCCGTCATGGCGGAGCCTGATGATGGTCCACTCCTCCTCGGTGAACTCGGGCAGATCGGTCTGCTCGGCGGGCGAGGGGGCCTGAACCTGTTCACAAAGTGTATCGTATGTAACCGGGATCTTCAAGCGGGGTCCGTCATCCGTGAAGCGGAATCCGTTCGAGGTCCAGTACGTGTAGTGGACTGCGCCCCAGAGGAACGCCTTGAGGAACGTGACGACCGTGGACTTCTCCGGGTCGTACACCGTGCCGAGCAGCCGATGCGACTGCACGTAGGCCTCCGACATGATCTCGTCCACGTCCCACTTGGGGAACCGCTTCTTGCGGTAGGCGTCGATGGACCAGAACTTCAGGAAGCCCAGGTGATGGGCCGGGTCGCGGCTGCGGCTGCGGTCCATGGGCCCCCCACTGGTGGCTCAGGTCTTTCGGACACGGATCACTCCGTGGTGTTCGAGGAAGTCCTGGAGTGCGGAGTGGTGGATGCGGCGGTGCTTCGAGTAGGGCAGGCGGATGCCGATGATGCGGCCCTGGTCGATCAACTTGCAGACGTAGCGCACGGAGCAACCGATCCGCTTGGCGACCGCTCCGGTGGTGAGCCACTGGTCGGGTCCTGCCGTGCTCGGGCGGATCAGGTTGCGGGCCTTCATTCGTGCGGGCCTTCCACGTAGGAGGGCGGGACCATGTACCAACCCTCAGGGATCGTGACTTCGTTCGGGCTCAGACGCCACTCGTTCTCCACCAGGGTGTACACCTTGCCCTGGAACGACGGACCCGTCCGGACCGGGCTCGACTCCGTGACCAGCACCGTTCTTGCGCAGCCACCCGCGCAGGCGTGAACCAGCACGACGAAGACGAGCATCGTCACGGTCTGAATCCACGGCCACAGAACCGGATGCGATACGACGTTCGAGCCAGTCGAATAGAGCCAGCGCAATGGACGCGACAATGCGCTCAAGCATGTCACTTGATCCCCGCATCCTCGCTCGACACGCTGTTGTCACGGGCTGCGAGCAAGCCGATGCCTGCGATCACGGCAGCGACCACCGCACCCCAGTCAGCCACGGTGGCGGGGTTGTTGTCGAACATCGACGAGAGGGCGGACCCAACGGCAACGAGGATCGCACCGATTCCGGCGGCGCTGGTCTTCCAGGACTTGGTCATAGCTTGTTCCTTTCGAGGCGTTCAAGGCGGAGGGCCAGGTCACGCAACCTGTCCTCCGTCTGCTGGTCCTTCATGGTCAGGCTGATCTGCGACTTCGCGAGATCAGACACGATGCTGCTGAGCTCCTTGACCTGCTCGGTGGTGCTTGCAAGCTGCTGGTCCTTCCGGCCGACGTACAGCAGGATGGTTCCGATGCCGACGCAGATCGCGACGAACTGCGCCCACGAGGCCACGAGCTGGCTGGATTGCTTGCTGTCGTTGGTCATGGCTTACCCCAGGAACATGCCCATCAGGAAGAAGTGCGCCTTGTAGACTTCATTCAACTCGCCACCGTGGGTGATCGTCACGCCGCTCGGGTTCGAGCCGAGGGCCACGACGATCTCCTCGGAGCCCAGGGTCTGGAACTCGTGGCCAAGGCCGACGATCTGCCCGGTGCTCGCCTTCTGCGAATCGGAAACAGTGATGGCCGAGGTGTTCGAGGCCGACAGGCTGAAGTCGGAGGGAAGGAAGGCGGCGCTTCCTGCTCCGGTGTTTCCGCGGAGGAAGTGGGTCGGGTTCGTGGAACCAGCTGCGTTGAGCAGGCCGTTCGCCGTGGAGAAGTTCGTGGAGTAGGCAGGGAGCGGAACCCAGAACCCGTTGGTCCGCAGGTTCAATCCCGTGTTGACTTGGGTCGGGTTGGCAACCTGGATGACGTCGTCCGGCAGGCGGTGGAGCGCAGGGTTCAGCTTGTTCGAGGTGCTGAAGTTGCGGGTCTGCGGCGTCAGTCCGAACGGCACGATCGAGGGTGCGACGTAGGTTCCAATCCCCAACGACGGAGTCGTGCTGCCTCCGGTCCACGAGGTCGTGAACACGGGGAAGATGTAGATGCGGTCGTAGGCGTTGGGCACGGCGACCGGGTAGCACGACGAGGCAGTGCGCAGGTTCCAGGGTTGGAACCGAT